CATTAGGTTCATCAAAATTCTTAACAATATCATTAAGTGTTACATTCATATTTGTTTGTCTGGTATCCATACCTGTGGCTGTTTCCATATTAGTTTTATCTGGTTCAGCAAATAAGAATGAAGGCAATGCCGATTCCTCATCACCAAAGTCTTTAAACATATTTATAATAGACTGGTACTCAGCTATATGTGAATTAAACTGTATATCTCTAATAGCAGGATACTGTGCCTCGACCCCCCTACCTTCTCTATACCACATCTTTCCTGAATAGATACTAGACACATCCTGATTTTCATCAAGTAAATCTAAGTTAACTTCTAATTGAGGCCCAGCAGTAATAGCACCATTATTAAGAATCATTCTTGAAGCAGCACCTATACTTATAGCAGTACCTCTTATAGTTCTTGGAAGACCTTCCCCAAAAATAGATGTTTCATCTTTATCATAATAAAAAGCATTAAATGGACGTGAAGTTACAGTAATATCATTTAAAGGAGACCTTACAAATTTTACCATTCTACCTGCAATAATAAACGCCACTGTTTCATACATTGTTCCTTCTTCTACTTCATCTACATCTATACCTGCCTGAATAAGGTACTTACCATCTACTAAACCCCACCTTTCTAACATCTCAAAACCTTTAACAGAAGGTGTAGACTTGTCTCCTTTTTCCTTTGATTTAGTATTCTCATCTATATTAAGAATTTCCTGCTCCCACTGTTTCAATTTATAATTACCTTGTGGGTTCTCTTTCATAATTTGTTCTATTATATCTTTCTTAAATCCCGGAGATTCTTTAAGACTTTCCATATCCCCGATATTGAGACAATGCTCTTGAAATATAAAGGATGTTTCGTTTATCTCTGAAGTAGACATGTCAGGATAAAATCTCCAAAGAGGAACATACCCTATATCAGGTACAAACCTTTCCTCATTTTTTGCATACACCTGTCCATCTTCATAAGTATACTTTTTATTGACATGTTTTTTAGATAAAGGGCCTTTCCAAATACCTGTACCAAACCTTATACCTGATTTAATAACTTTTTTGACAATATCCCTATAGAGCATTTCTGTTAATTGGTCTTGAATAGTTGCTTTCATACCTTCCTTTTTCTGCTCTGCCAAATCAGCTATTTCTAAATCAATCTCTTCCTGAGTAGGAACATATGCTTCTCCCTTCTTAGCTGCTTCCATTACCTTTGCCCTAAATGTTTCAGATATTGCATCCAAATCTTCTTTAGGTAATTCAGGATTAGCAGTAGTCATAATATCCCAATTCTCCCCATGAGCAGGAAGTAAGATACTATTCAACTTCGCTATTGCAGGTACTTCTTTAGACCGGGTATATCTTGGATATACTCTGGATTCACCTTCTTCAAAATTTGCTAAGATTTCAGGGTCATAAATACCTTTAACCTGTCTAAGATTTTCAATCCATTCTAACTCTTTAGAACGTCTATCTTGTTCAGCCTGACTAAACTCTCCTTCCATTGTTTTAGCAAGAGCATCTAATTTCTCTTGGTCTTTTAATACACTACTAATTTCTGACATATACCACCCTCGTAAACCCTTCATCCTCTGTGGGTTCTTCATATTGTTTTTCAAATTTATTAAATACTTCTAACCATGTTTTAACCCCTACTCCCTTACTTTCTACTAATCTTCTATATAAATGATGTTGTTCTCCTTTACCAAAATCTACACATACTATCTGATCACATGATAAAAAATTACCAATATCTATATATTCTTTTCTTTTTTCTTTAGTTATATTAGTTCTATCTATAATACAATCATACCCTCTAAGTATTGCTTTTTTTATAATGATACGTTTTACATCATTATATAAATTCTTTTTTTCAAGATCATAAGCATACTCTCCTTCTAATAAATCAATCATTTTGTCATTACAAAAAACAACCCCTCCGATTTCCTTTTTTAAAGTTAGAGCGTAACTACTTTTTCCTGTACCAATATTACCACAAAGTACATATAAATCAGGCATAAACTTCTCCTTTAATACCCTGCCACTCTTGAAGCAGGTCTTCTTGACCTCTGTCTTGCACTAATAGGTATCTTTTTCTTGTGAGTATTTTCAAAAAATACACTCGTACCATACTGAAGTGCATCATGAGGATGAGAATATTCATTTTTCAGTGGAGTATCAGTATATTTTAATGTACTGGCTCCACTTCTTATTCGTCTATAAACATAACCTGAAACAAACCCTTTTCTTAATAATTTACAAGTGGGAGATAACAAAAAGGCAGGATGAGCATCTACCATTTTACCTAAGAAACATTCTACTGCTCCAATCCTATAAGTAAGAGCATTAGATTTAGCTGGTATTACTTTATAATTAAGACTTCTTAACACATCAAAACAAGTACGCTCATCCGTATCCGCTCTATTAACCCCTGCCGGATCTCCACATATTAACACTTTATTACTCGGATAATACATATTAAGGTGTGGGGTGAGTACGTTATTAACAAAATTCTCTATACCCATATCCTCTTCATATAATTCATCGAGTACTCTAACTACTCCTCTCATAGATTGTTGTAAAAACACAGCAGCAGGAGTAAGCCCAAAATCCATACCTATAACAATTTCCTTATTAAGAATAGGCATAATATTATGATCTGCTACATGTAACTGATTATTAAAAGTATTTTCATAAACAGGTTTACCTTCTTTTAGTAACCCATAATCCCCATGAATAAAAACATCTATATAATCCTTACTCTTACCTTTAGCAAGATTTATATAATAATCAGGATGTAAACCACCTACAATGTCAGCTTTAGGATCTTTCTGAATAATTTCAAATTCTTCATGTGTTAATATATTCTCTGCATCTTTAGATAATCCTGAAGGTTGTTTAAAAAGTTCCCACCCTTCAGGTTGTTCTTCTTCAAATATTCTATAGAACCAACTATGATCATCAGGAGGGTTAGTATCCATAATAATACCTGTCCAAGTACGCCCTCCATCCTCTATCTTAGGATACCTATCAATTCTACCATCAATAGCATCTACAATTTCTTTAGGTACTTCCTTTACTTCATTAAGCCAAGCCCCTGTCAATTCAAGGGAAAGTAGGTTATCAATTTGTTCAGGTCTATCCAAAGCCCTAAACATCAATTCTATTCGGCATCCTTCAAACCCGGTAATAATATAGTCATGGTCAGCTACTTTATATTGACCGAAAAACTTTGGGGGAAGCCATTCTAAAACAGTCTTAATTGTAGTATCCCTCAACTGAGGGTAGCTGTTCCTAACTATAGCAAACCGGGTTTTACGGATACCATCCCTTCCGGGCACTTGCTGAATACTTCTCCTTATCAACTCCCATAAGCACCCAGAAGATTTCCCCGAACCAAAAGCACCCATAATAGCTCTTACTCTCGCATCACTTTGAGCAAAACGTCTAATAGTAGGAACTCTTTCATAAGAATAAGAAATCCGCATTAATTAACCCCTACTTTTGAAAACATTTTCAATCACGTGATTCTCCTGTAGTACTAACCTCTACATTTTTATCATCTAAACCTTTAATAACCACCTGCACTCCATTATTAGTCTGTCCAGTTTCCTGAGTCTGCTTCACCACATTAGTCAAAGTAGTCATAAACTGCATAAATTTGGTAGGGTCACTTCGTACATGTTTCTTCAACTGTTCCCTACCACCCATTTCTGCATAAGCTTTCATCAAATCATGGGCTAAAAATTTATTAAAATCTTTTTGAGTAAGTTCATGTTCAATTACCTTCCTCACCTGAGCATATACTTCTTTAGGCATATCTTCCATAGCAGAAGTAGCCATATTCTCTAAATAATTAATATCTTCTTCCAACTGTTTTAAATATTTATCTTGGGCTTTTTCCTTTTTGACGGCACGTGCCTTTTCTAAATTCTGCCTTGCTATCCTTGCACGTTTTTTCTTCTCTTCAGGTGTGTATTTTTTTCTTGGATTAGATTTTGCCATACTACCTCCAACATCTAAACTAAATATAGAAACACACTAAACATAAGTCAATATAAAAAACAAAACATATCTATATGATTGCTCATACCTAACAATCTAAGGCAAAATAGACTAATCTCCCTATTATTATAATGCTTGTGAAAAATAACATCGGCTTTTTTAACCCCTGATTAGGCAAATAAGCCAAAATGCCTAACATTCTAAGGTTGAACTTGTTGAAAAATCCCCAAACCCCCCACAAAAAAATGAGATAAGTTTTATATATACCCCTGTATTTGTTCAAAAATCCACAAATCCCCGGTTAACAATACTTATTATAAAATATACACACTTATTGAAAAAATTAACAATACAAAATATTTACACTTGTTGGAAAAATCTAAACATAGACTATATATGCATAAGTGACTCAATATAGGTACGTCCGCACCCCATCAATCAATTTAACGGATAGGGGTCGGGGTCTATAGCATAAGTATTGTTTTTTAAATGGTATCCGGGATTTATAGAAATGTTGACTGATAGGAATTTTGGACGTAAAAAAAGCCTGCTAACCAAAAGGCTAACAGGCTAAAACTTAATTATACTAATAAGTTAACTAATTTCCCTCATACCAGAGGATTTACCGCTTGAACCATATACGTTGAAGGTTACCTGATAATCCCCAATATACCCTTTAAGTGTTACATAAGGCACATTGTTCTTACTTGTTGACTTCACTTCACTTATTTCTGTAAAGTCAAAGTTGTCTGCTTTAATCTCTTCAATTACCTGCTCATCAAATCCCTTGTTTTCAGCTTTTGTTTCATTTGTTTTCTTTCTCATAATACACCTCATTTTTTTAATTTATCAGCCAATTCGTTTAGCTGATAAAACCACTCTACCAAAATCCAACACTGGATGTAAAAACCGCTGAAATAGGCGTTTGCCATATAAATGGATTAAATACGTTATATAATAGTCAAGTTTGAGAGAAATACTCCACTCAACATTTTACATAACATAAGTGGCTAACGTACTTCACTACCACCGAACTGGTTAACACTTTCCACTTCATTTACAATATAGCTGTTAATTAACTTTCCTTTCACTGACAACATTTTAACATGACTTTCAGGTACCTTTTTATTATTGATATAAAACTTACCATTTATTTTACTAACAAAGTATTTTCTGTTTAATAACATAACTCTACCCTCACTTTTTATTATTGGGATTTATTGGAATAGAAGTATATACAACAACCCTACCTCAACCCTACGTTTCAAATACTTGGAAATATACATATAACACAAACATAACTATGAATATTTCCATACTACATCTCAATTGTTACATTGCTATTCCACTCTTCAACCATACCTTTACGAATACGATGAATATTGCTTAACCCCTGCCCACATCTTTCACCAGTTACCACTCTTTCCAATTCTAATTTAATACTCATATTCTACCTCACTTTTAGTATTTAATCCCTTGCTGGATTATGTTGACACTCTACCACTTTTGAAATGTCGATGTAAAAACCGCTGTTTTGTAAACGTTTTCAAAAGTCTATATTATATCTTTTTTATATATTCTTATAATGAACCACCTGCCCCTCTTATATGAG